CAATCAACTGTTCTTCCAAACTTTTCGATAATCTCATTGTCAGAAATCTCACCTATACTGTCTATTCTAAATATTGCCGCCACATGTGTCCATCTGCTCATATATTTATTCTCCTTTTTCGTAACCATTTCTAATAATTTGTAGTTCTCTCATCAAATTAGAAGTTGAGTACAAAGCTGATTCATCACTTAATTCTTTTAAATTCTACAATGTATCTTTCAAATTTTTATCAATTTCTTTTGTATTATCAGAACATGAATAATCTCGCTCCCTCATTTCTGCTGTTGCTGTCACTTTCCAAAATAATGAACAAGCCACTTTCTTGACACTATAATTTACAGGACATTTATCGTAAACTTGAATGTCGGCAACCGATATTGCTTGTGTGCCATACTTTGTTCTACACAAAATAATATCGCCAGGTTCAATCAGCGTAACAAATTTATCCCAATTGTATTTTCTATCATGCGGAATTCTCCAAACATACACTTTATTACTACCATTGACGTGTTTGCCATAAATATAAGTCGTTGGGTAGTCTCTATAAGTAGATTTTATCTTAACTTCAACTTCCTCTATATTATTTTCCTTATAAACGAGATACATAATATATCCATCAATCAAAATATTATTTGAAGAAAGTACAATATCTCGGTCGGCTTTTCCAAATACATCAAAATAATTCCTACATTTCTGAAGTTTTCTTTCAGATACATGAGTTCTTGCAAACGCATCCGAAATCTTTATATCCGACAATTTCATAGTTTTTGTCATCATAACAATATTCTCCTTTGTGTTTAATTTTCAATAATCGAAAGACTAAGTTTTAGATTTAATTTTTCACATATATCACAAATTTGAGAAAGAGAAAAATCGTAATCTCCACTTTCATATTTAGAAAGCATTTTAGGAGTTACTTCTAAATAACTTGACATTTCTTTTGGGGTCATATTGTGTTTTAACCGATATTCCAATAAAGTTGTCGAAAACATATATTGTATATCGTAGTAATACAATTTTGATGTACACATATAAGCATACAATTTATCGAGATACTCGCCAGCATTGACCAATTCTATATCATCGTTCATTTTATGATTCCCCTTTTAATTCTCTACATCACAACACCAATGTTATTAATTTGCCTATTCTCACTTATGCTCTTTTGAATTTCTCCATTGATTTTACAATAGAAGCTTCCACCACCATCAACTTTAATAACATCTGAAAATCCACAGTCTTTAATTTTGTCGTAAACCTCTCCACTTGCGATACAATTTGAGGTCTTTGTTTCAATGTAAAAATAATAGATATAATTGTCTTTGACACCAAGAAATCCATGAACTGTCGGTCTAACTATTGAGTTATCCCAGCCTTCGTCCAAATATTCTGTTGTTGCTCTTAACCCATCAATTATAATCGGAGCACCCGAAACGGCATATTTAACATCTTCATCATATAAGCTGTTGTACTTATCAATAAAAACTGTATTATCGTTACAAATAATCAACGTAGATACGTCTTTCGTTTTAAACTGGTTAGACGCATTTTGACTTGCATAGAAATAAACCTTATTATCCTTGACTTTTCGTTCCTTCAAACATTTCAAACATGGCGATGAAAGTGTGTTTTCATCTGTGTCGGCTACAAGGTTTGCCACTGGCAAAGTAAAGAAAATTCCGTCCTCTTTGAAGTTTGCAAAATAACCAAGATTAAAATATGTATCTTCGTCCAAGTTGCTCT